TCTGGATCTGTCGATGCACTAGCCGAAACATCACCGGTGGGTGCTCCAGGAATCAACGCCACAGTCTTCCACTCAGGTTCAGTCACCGCCCGTCTGCGAATTGCGGGAACCACGGAATCCAAGCGGCTCACTATGGCGGAGTTTTCGCCGAGCCTCTGCCTGGGTGGAATCAACTTGCTGCACACCGCGCCGGACCGTCAGACGACGGCGCCCCTTTTGAGGATGGTGCAGCAACCCCCGAGGGTGTGAACGCCAATCTCAACATGGGTGGGCGCATGTTCGGGGCTCAACTTCATCGGAGGCTTGATGATCCTCGACCTGATCGAAGCGATCCGAATCATGTGGGCGCTGATCGAACAGTGGGTGTTGTAGTGGAGGCGGTGGGCGTGGCCGAGGGCGACAGCCCTTGGGCAACGCTGGGCCTCTGCTACTGCTTCACATGTCGCGAGTATCGGCATCGTCGCATCATGGCGGAGATCCTTGCTGACGCAGACCTGTCGTTCACTTCGACGCGCTGGCCTCCAGTCGATGCCTAGCCTCGCGCTGATTAAGTGGGCGATCGTCAACACCTTGCGGATGTGGAGGTCGTGATGGCTGACCCTGTACTGGTAGCACCTCACCGAGGGTGGGTGGAGGAGTACCGCCGGGACCATCCCGAGGCTAGGCACTGGGCGTACATGACACCACGCAACTGGCGCACAGCTTGCCGTGGCGTTACAGCTTCCGAAGTGAAGGTCATTGCGCCGATGACGATTACACCCGACATGCTGGACGCGCTGCTTCCAAGTCTCGTGCGAGCTGATCGAAGGACGTGACGTGATGGCGGACCCGAGCGGACTGCAGCCGATCAAGTGGTCTGACTTCGAGCCTGACCAACCTGACACCGAGCCCGGTCCGTATCTCTGTCCCGGATGTGGGAGATGGGTACCGTGTCGACACTGCGAGGTGAGTGATGTCGCCAACCCTTGAAGACCGGCTCTACGACACAGAGGTTCACCTCAGTCGGATGCTTGCAGACCCACATCACAGCAAGGCACAGCTCAAAGTCCTGAAAGATGGGCGAGATTCGCTGGAATTGCAGATCCGCCAACTGCAAGACCATGGCAAGCACTAAGACCACGACCCAACGAGGACTCGGTTGGGAACACCAGAAGCAGCGCGAAAAGCTACTGAGGGCCCACGTAGAAGGAACCCCCTGCTGGTGGTGCGGGGAACCGATGTACCTCGCCCAGGGTCTCGCCGCAGACCACTCCCACGCGAGGGCTCACGGTGGGACCAAGGCCGACCGGCTACTGCACGGGCTGTGCAACAAACAACGCGGAGACGGCTCCAAAGATGATCTGCGACCAGCGGTTACAGGAAAGCCCCTGGAGCAGGCTCAAGCCGACCAGGCGGCCCTAGGTGTCCGCGTAATGCCCTGGCCATGACCCCCGCCCCGAAATTATCGAGGGAGGGGGGTGCCTGACTGGCCATGTGGTAGTCAGGACGTTTTTTTACAGGGCTCTGAAACGCTGCGTGCAATAGGAGGTGAGCTGCGTGGACGGAATTGACGAGATCGATGTTCAATTCGAGGAAACCGACACTCTGTGCCGCGCCGGCCTCCGGTTGTACGACTCTCTTCACGACGACTCCGATCCGTATTGGCTCACGGCCATGATTCTCGAAGCCTCGCGGATCAAGGATCGCCTCGATCTCCTCCATCGCCTCAATTCCGGCGACGAGGATCTGTGGTTCCATCTGGCGCCGACTCGCGGTGACGGCGATGTGCTGGAGATCAAGATCGACTCCGGTTTGCAGGAAGCGCGCCAACTTGCTGCAGTGCTTCGGCAGATGCTCACGGAGATTCGCCGGCACAAGGATGTCGAATCGGAGCCAGATAACGATGACGATCTCGCCGGTATTTGACGACTTTCCGACACTGACCGGCCGCCAGATCCCGCACAATCTCTCGGTTTTCGAGGGCTCGACCGAGCGAGGCGACGGCGCGATCATTCTTGCGAGCCGAGTTCGCAAGACTCAGATGCCCTGGCAGCGCGATGCGATGCATGCAATCCTCTCGATGGCTCCAGATGGGCTGTGGACGCATCCCGACTGCTGCATCATCGTGCCGCGCCAGAATGGCAAGTCGCTGATTTTGGTTTTGCGTGCGCTCTACGGACTGTTCAAGCTCGGTGAGCGGATTATCTACACGTCACAGCTGTGGCCGACCGCCGAAGATGCGTACAAGCGGTTGTGGGCGATCATCAAATCGCGCCCGTCGTTGAAAAGTCGGGTAGTCAAGAACACTTGCTCGCAAGGAAAGGGCTACATCGAGCTCGACAGCGGCGCGAAGATCGTCTTTTGTACCCGATCGAACGACTCAGGCCGCGGATTCGATGAGGTCGACCTCGTTGTCTACGACGAGGCGTACAACCTCACCGAAGGCGAGATCGCGGCACTGTCGTTCACGCAGATGGCTTCGAAGAATGCCCAGACGATCTACGCGTCGTCGGCGGTGAATGCGGAGCAGCATCCGAATGGGTCTGTGCTCGCAGCGATTCGGAAGCGTGGCCTCGCAAAGGAAGAGGCGCTCTACTTCGCAGAGTTCATGGCGCCGGATGAGATGCCGCGGGACGAAGAGGCGACTTGGCAGTATGCGAACCCGTCGTACGGCGTGATTCAGAAGGCGCCGATGATCCGCAAGTTGATGCGCGGATTCTCGACGCCGAAGGGCCGAAAGAGTTTCGACGTCGAAGCGCTCGGGCGCGGTGACTGGCCGGCCGAGGAGGAGGTGACGACGTGGTCTGTGATTCCAGAACTGATGTGGACCGGCCTCGTCGACGAACGTCCAGAGCTCACCGGGCCGATCGCTCTCGGCATGGACCGAACACTCGACCGTAAATGGTGGGTGATCGCTGCCGCTCAGCGCACTGTCGTAGGTCGAATCCATGTGGAAATCGGCTACTTTCAATCGGCGGCTCAGGCGGAGGTGGTCGACTTTCTGGTCGACATCGTCACTGCGTGGGATCCCTGCGCGCTGGCCACTGATGCGAACTCGCCGGCGAAGGTGCTCGAGCCGCTCTTGCTTACCGCGGGCATCGAGCTGATCAAGACAACTGGCAATCAAGCGGTGCAGATGTGCGGCGGCCTGTATGACGACGCCGAGTCGAAGGTTCTCAGTCACAGCGATCAGCCGGTCCTCAACGACGCTGTCGAGGGTGCCGTCAAACGGTTCTTGCCGCAGGGCGATTGGGCTCTCGACAAGCGCGGCGACACGATCGTCGCCCCGATGGTCGCCGCGGGTCTGGCGCGATGGGCATTGCTGACATTCGGCAGCCGAGCATCGACGCCGCCCGCCAACCCTGCGTTCAAGCCACCGTCAGCAAGTCGTTCAGTCGACGAATTCGACGCTCTATCAGCTGCTTTCTAAGGGGGAACGATGGTCGAAACCAAGCGAGCAATGCCCTCTACGGCTGAAGTCGGTTACGTCAACGGCAAGGGCAATGACTGGCATCAGTGGGACGACGACGAGAAGGTCCCAGAACTGCAGTGGCCTGACTCGGTGCACGTCTACTCGAGAATGATGAAGGAAGACGGCCGAGTCGCATCGGTCCTTCAAGCGATTGGCTTGCTGATTCGTCGGACTGCTTGGCGGATCGATCCGAATGGCGCTGACCCCAAGGTGGTCGAGTTCATCGCCCAGAACCTCGGGCTGCCGATCGTGGGAACCGAGCCGGATTCGAAGGCCCGATCGCGTGGAAGGTTCTCGTGGCAGGAGCATCTGCAAACAGTGCTCCTCATGCTTCCGTACGGTCACAGTTTCTTCGAGCAGGTCTACCGCGTCGACGAGAACGACGTGACCTGGCTACACAAGCTCGCGCCGCGTCCGC